CTATTGATCGGTCAGCGGTTGGTAAAATTTATGTGGTGAATGCAGGAGATAAATATTCTGAATACCCAGACGATGTAGAGATAATAACTCCGAAACGGAATCCTACAGTGGTCGGAATAGCTAAAAACCTCGGTCTTCGCCGTGCTAAAAAAGACGGATTTAAATATCTCTTCTTAGTCGAAGACGATGTTGTAATAAAGGATAATAAGGTATGGGAGGAATATATCCTCACTGCCGCAGATAGTGGCTTGTGGACAGCCCAATTGAGTTATGGAGCACATGGGGGCATTGGTGGAGGAAATGTTAATTCTGATGGGACACCTAAGAAGAGAATGACCCTCAAATATACCAACAAAGAGGTCGATCTATATCTATACTCTTTCCAAGCATTCACCCTGATCCATGCTGATCATTTAACGGATAACGTATATTTCCGTGAGATATACTCAAATGCTGCCGAACATCTCGACCAGCACCAGACTATCTTCCTTAAGGAACATAAGGGTCTTCCTATAATGTGGCATCCTGATATATGCAATTCGTTCTTATACATATCTGATCAAGATTCGGATCATGCATCGAGTGTCATCCGAAAAAGTGCGGACTTTATAAAAAACTTCAATGATGCATGGGGGATTTTCAAAGAGAAATTTGGGTATTACCCTCAAGAATCACCCAAATTCAGTGTAGAGAATGTCCATGCCATGCTTGAAGACATTGAGGGTAACTATGCCCAGAAAGAACTTCTTTAATAAATAAATATATGAAAACTACAGCTAAAAGAATAGGCGATCTACAATCGGTAGACAATAAGAACAGACGTTTTGGTTCAACCAATAAGTATAATTTCATTCGAGTCCAACTCGAAGACGGAAAAGAGGTTCCTCTTCTTTTCACGGATAAAGAGATACTTAATGCTCGAATTCGCGCCCAGAAAAACCCAGAAGATTTGCCTACAGTTTCAACCTTTAGGGATATTTTTGATTAAACGTATAGATGCTTACTCAGGGGAACGAGCTTAGGATTCTAGTCGATGAGAGTATCGATGCACAACTTGCGATTGCTTTTCGTCGTAATATCGACGAACTGCTTACTGGACATCCTATTACACCACCGGATAAATACGACGATCAATATATAAAATTTGCTCGTGCCGATGCTCTCGGTAGTTTCCATCAGACATGGAAATGTGCATTCTTAATATATAAGTCCTTATCAAGCGAACAAACTAGCGGAAAAAAGAGGTGTATTATAAAATGGACTGATTAATGTCGGAAACTATCTGTTTCACATTGTCAGGGCTTGGTGCAATACTAGCATTAGGTATATAGCTTAAAATCTGATCTCTACCATCTGGATTTCCGCTATGAACCCAAACATTTTCCCCCAAGTTCCCTTGCTGGGCTAGGAATTCGGCGACCTGAGAACCTTTCTCCCCTTGAGCTAGATCATAATCTAGACTATAATGGGTAATATCACGATTTTCTCCGATATACAATATCGCATCGGTTGCATTATCGACGATGTTAACGTTTTCTAAATTTATACCGTTTTTCTTTAGGTAAATTTTAAACATATTTTGAAGCATCAGATTGTCTTCAACGAATAGAATTTTATAATTCGAGGTCGGGTCTTGTTGCTCTTGCACTAATTGGAAAAACTCTTTAAATGGGATCATGGATATATTTACACTTGATCAAGCATGTGTATTGATGTATAATATCGTATATGCGTATAGGTATAGGGATAACGACATGGAAAAGAGCCGAAGATTTCAAAGAGCTACTTTCACAGATAAAGGACTTAGATGATCGTTTTTTCTTTGCATTTGTTTTCGACGGCCCTTTTACCGTCAACAATGAATATGACTTCAAATATATTGCCGATTCTTTCGGTTCTAGATATAAGAATTACCGATATGGTGTGAATGTGGGGGTGTCGAAAGTTAAAAACAAATGCATCGATCTACTCAACGAGTTCGATGTAGACTTTATGTTCCTTCTCGATGATGATATGATGATCCTAGACCCTAAAGTTTTTGATCTTTATATTGAGGCATATGAACGTAGCGGATTAGAGCATCTTATGTTCTCGCATGTGGACAATAATACTACCACATACACCTTAATGGTGGCGGAAGATTTCGGAATTACTACTCATACTCTAGCTCAAGGAGCATTCATGTTTTTCACAAAGGAACATCTTAAGAAAATAGGTAAATTCGACGAGGGTTTCAAAAATGCATTCGAGCATATAGATATGACATATCGATCATATACAGCACAAGAATTGCCTTTTTGGTTCTTTCTAGATGTTTTAGGTAGCGATAAATGTCTGAAGGAAAGGGGTAATCCTTCAACGATTACAAATAAAGAACCCTATTCTCTTAATATACAGAAATCATCCGTTCGATGGATAGAGAAATACGGTAAAAATGTTGCGGATATACCTAGATTGCCTGTCACGATACTAATAGATAGATTAAAGAAAATTAAAAATGAAAATAGTTCTAGGAGTTAACTTATTCGGCAATACCCAGAGACATCAACTCTCGAAGGAGAGTTTGGTCCGTCTATCTGAGAAATTTGATATTGAATTAATCAATCTACAAATCCCAGATGAAAAACTGATCGAGGATGACAACTTCACAACCAAACTTCTTGATTATTCATCTAGAAAGGTATGCGAAGTTGGTAAAATTTTACCTATGACCAAGAATATATTTGATGTGTTGGCATCATATGAGGCCGATGTATTCATATTCATCAATGATGATATCATAGTCTCGCCGACATTCATCGAACATATCCTATCAACAGATTTTGACACATATGCAGCATCGCGGATGTCGATTAAAAAGCTCGATGCATTAACCGATACGATTGAAATGGATGATCATTATCAGGTAGCAGGGTTTGATATGTTCGCCATCAAAACAAGCTGGTGGAATCAAAATAAACATATATTCCCTGACTATATCCTCGGATACCCCTGCTGGGATGTCCATTATGCCACACTATGTATGAAACATAGTAATGGGTATCTCGCCAATAAGTGGCCCCCTCCATGCTTTCATATTCGACATGAGATTGTGTCAGATGAACAGACGCCCGCATGGGAATATAATCAAAATCTCTACTGGCGCGGATTCACTGCCGATGCCAAAGTTTGGCATAGATATCTTTTCAATGTTTTACAGAAACGCCCAAATAACTATCATAATGTGTGGAGTAACGAGAGCGCGTTAGAAAAAATATATTTCAATGAAAATACTAATTAAATTCCCATCAAGAGAACGCCCAAATAAATTACTTAAATGTGTGGCGCAATATATATCTTTAGCTAGTGATATATCAAACATTAATTTCTTATTCACTTTCGATATTGATGATAAGCAATATAATACTGCTGAATTTCTCAATCTTTTACGTGATAGTTGTCGGGGTGTTGAACATCAGATCATTTTCGGAATAAGCGAATCGAAAATTCATGCGGTTAACCGCGATATTAATGAGGCTTCTAATTGGGATATCCTTCTGCTGGCCTCAGATGATATGGAACCTGTCATGGAATCATACGATGAACAAATTATCAATGATATGAAACTCGCTTTTCCCGACACGGACGGAGTATTATGGTATAATGACGGATTCCGTGACGATATAATAACCTTATCGATTATGGGTCGAAAATACTATGACCGTTTCCATTATATCTATCATCCATCATACAAGAGTTTCTACTGCGATAATGAGTTCACAAATGTGTCTAAGTTACTTGAGAGATATGTAAAATCATCAGTTGTTATAATAAAACATCAACATCCAGACAATTTAAAATTGGGTTATGATTCGTTGTATGTTAAGAATTCGAAATTTTCTGAAGAGGATCGGAAAACATTTGAATCACGATTAAGTGTAAATTTTGAAATACCATGAGAAAATTAGGAATAATTCAACCTGGAAAAATAGGAGACATCATTATATGTCTTCCTATTGCTAAATGGTATTATGATAGGGGATATGAAGTTATCTGGCCTGTCAATAGGGATATTATTGACAATTTTTACCAAGAAGGTAGACATAACTATGTGCCGTATGTGAAATTTTTCCCTATCGAGTTTGACTGTCATATTGCGCGTAGGCTATGTACTTCATACGACTGTAATACCGTTATTGATTTATCGTTTACTATCCCAGGGGCGCATGTGGGTAATACCTATTTTTATCTGAATCAATTCGATTACACCTTTGACGAATTGAAATATCATATTGCCAACGTCCCAACTTATGAGAAGTGGAATCTACATGTGCAAAGAAACATGGAGAAGGAGAAACAATTAGTAGATTTACTATGCAACTATTCAGAAGATGATTATGATGGGTTTATTCTTGTCCAAGAATCATCCTCTGATCAAAAGAGGGAGGTAGATGTTTGTAATCCCCGATTACATAGGGTAAATATTAAACCCGTATCAGGATCGGTTTTTGATTGGATATCCACCATCGAAAAGGCATCAAAAATATGCGTGATCGAAAGTAGTATATCCAACATGATCGACCAATTAAAAATCGATGTTCCTGATATGACATTGATGATGAAACATGGTTATTATGGCCCCAAGTTACAACATGGCGATTTGCTACGGGGCGAACCACTACTGCGAGGAAAATGGAAAAAAGTATGAAGAAAATAGCATTTACGATTGTTCTGAACGGGATGCCTTTCATAAAAAGGCAAGCAGAAATACTTCCTAAAGTGTTCGATGAATGGCACATAATCGAGGGTGCAACATTACCTCTTCTCGACACTGCATGGTGTCAGAATATTAACAATGAATTCTACACGGAAGAAAAACTATCTGTAGATGGGACAACCGGATTTATAGATAGTATAGTTGAAGGGGAGAAGATTTTTGTTCATCGGAAAGGGGATTTCTTTAATGGGAAAACCGAAATGTGTAATATGATTCAAGACCGAATGGAGGATTGTATTTTGATGCAGTTTGACGTAGATGAGATTTGGGACGTAGATACTTTAAACTCAGTATTGTCCTTTGCCGAAGAAAATGAAGGGTTTGATGGTATGTTATTCAGATGTAATTATTACGTTGGTCCTAATTTGGTAACATATGGTGATAATTCATATGGGAATAATCTTGGCGAATGGTGTCGTTTATGGAAAATAAAAGAAAAAACGGCATGGGTTTCACATGAACCCCCTAGAATTCGCGGATTGACTGATTTTCTTTCTAGGAAATACACTGATGAACAAGGGTGGAATTTTAATCATTATGCATATGTCCTTGAGGATCAAGTCCGATTCAAAGAGAATTTTTATGGTTACAACAATGCAGTTCAATCGTGGAAAAAACTTCAACTACATAACACATACCCCGTCAGATTAGGTGATTTTTTACCTTGGGTTAGAGATAGTGCATTAGCAATTAAAATATGAACGCCGAAATACATCTAAACGAACCCTTTGGGTATGAGATTTTCCAAACAGTTATAAGATATGAACTGTTGGATAATCTAGAAATAGGTTCATGGGACGGTGAAGGTTCCACATCATGTTTCGTTTCTGCAATGGAACATCTTTCAGGAACTAAAAGTCTTCAATGTATCGAAATTATAGAAGAAAAATACCGAGTATTAGTTGATCGATATAAAGACAAAGATTTCGTCAAATGTTTTCTAGGGTCAAGTATATCCTCTACTTCTTTAATAGATAAGAATTTCGATGCAATATGGAATTCACAATTCAATAGAATACCTCGAAATCTTTACTCTAAAGAGTTGGTGAAATCATGGTTCGATAGGGATGTTGCAACTATAAGCCGATCACCTTCTTTTATCGAATCTAATTTGGATAAAGTTTATGATTCTGTTCTTATCGACGGTGGGGAATTTACGGGATATTCGGAATTTATTCTATTGAAAGATCGGACTCGGGTTTTCTTTTTAGACGATGTTCATAATGCATTTAAATGTAACCAAGCATATCATACTCTCCTGAACGATCCACAGTGGTCATTGATTTGCGACAGACCAGATGTTAGAAATGGGTTCTCTATCTTTATTAAATAATATGATGGAACATTTTTACAGTAATATAGGGGAAAACTGGTTCACGTATCCAAACTTGTATCGAAATGCGGTGAAGGAGTTCGATAATTGTAATTTTCTTGAAGTCGGATCGTGGAAAGGTCGCAGCGTATCATTTTTAGGGGTAGAAGTTAAAAATCAAAGCAAAAATATTCATATCCACTGTGTTGATACTTGGGCGGGGAGTACCGACCATCAAGATTTTGAACAATTGAATCCAGATATTATCTATGCCGAATTTATTAAAAATACGGAACCTATTAAAGATTTAATCACCCCTGTTAGAATGACATCACTCCAAGCCTCTCATAAATATGATGATGAGTTTTTTGATTTTATATTCATCGATGCCTCTCATAAATATGACGATGTTTTAATCGATCTGGATGTATGGTTCCCAAAATTAAAAAAACAAGGACTATTTGCAGGTCATGATTACGGAAACGGATGGGGAGGGGTAGAACAAGCAGTAATAGATTGGACTAGAAAAAATTCTATAGATTACAGTGTTGATAAAGCAGAATATTGTTGGTATTTAAGGAAATGAATATAGTACAAATAGGTTCGAATGATGGTAACGACCACGTTTTTGATTTTGTTAAAAATGTGGATTGTGCCCGCATTATTCTTATCGATGCCAATCCTCGATGTAGAGAAATGGTATCCGACCGATATATAGGAATCCCAAATGTTGAATTTTATAATATGGCTATTGTCCCATATGTATCCTCTGAACCTAGCACTGTCAAATTGTTAGTCCCCACTGCGGATGGGACAAGTGCTCATGCATCGTTACAAGTGGAACATATGAGTAGGCACGGACATACGTCATTAGATTATATCGAAGTTAATGCGCTTGATTTCCGTAGAATGTTGGAAACCCTTAAAATAGATAAAATCGATAGACTATATATTGATGTCGAAGGTTTGGATATCGATATCATTAATAGTATAGATTTTGGGGATATTCACATTCCTTATGTGGTGTTCGAATATATACACTCAGATGGTACATTATCTTGGGGAGGTGAAAAATTGGACGAATGTCTTCGACGATTAACCTCATTTGGCTACAATATAGAAAAGGTTGATTATAACATACTCGCGACTAAATCGAAATGAAAACTGCAATATGCCTTTCAGGGGAATTAAGAAGTATAAGAAAAACTTTTCCCCGAATTAAAAGAGATATCCTCGATCAATTAGAGTCGTATGATGTGTTCTATCACACTTGGATAGACGACCCTGATATAAGGGATTTAAATGTATTGATTCAGGATGGTAATTTGAGAGACATTCTCATAGAACCACGGATTACGTTTGACGAGAAAAACTATAATTTACGTAAAAGATCGGAAGTGTTTATTCAAGGGTTTTTACGACAGCTTTATTGCCTTAAGAAATGCAACATGCTTAAAAAACAATATGAGGCTGAGCATGATTTCATTTATGATGTGGTGATAAGAGTCAGACCCGACATCTATCCTATTCTAGATTCAAAGTTGGAAAAAATCGATGTTGGTAAAATACAAGATGCAGTATATGTTCCGACACATGATCATTGGCACGGTTATAATGACCGTCTCTATTATTCTAGTTCCCCAAATATGGATATTATCTCTTCGAGGTTCGATAAAGTAGATGATTATTTTAATAAAGGTGGCATAATCCACTACGAAACATTTCTTAAGTATATCGTCGATACTAATTCGTTAAAAGTTTTAGATTCAGATTTGAAATTCGTTCTACTACGTAATAATGGTGAGAAGAACGGAGAATTAGTCGAACCCGAAGTTGAAAAGACTTTTTTGGATAAATTTGTAAAATAGATATTGAAAGGCCGTTAACGATGTGGTAGGTTACTACCTATGATGACATCCAGCAATGTATATAACGTGCAACCCCCAGCGTCTACACCGACAGAGCAACCAATCTATGAAGATTTATCAGCAACTACACCCGCTGTCTCTCCAGTAGACGACTTCCGATACCGTGTGATTCTTGAGCGTTCAGAGCTTCGAACAAAGATTGATGCCTTAGCAGCATTTCTCAAAACACCTACTTATTCTTCCTTGGATAAGGCCGAGCAGGGAAGACTTACGACTCAACTGGATATTATGACTCAGTATGAAGGCATTCTAGCCGAACGTATTTTGGCATTTCGTTAATTGATGAAAAAAATCGAATTTGATAAAATCCAAGTCCGAAATTTTCTTTCATATGGAGGCGATCCTGTCGTTTTAGATTTTAAAAACGGGATAACTTTCATAACAGGGTACAACAAGGATGACGATTCTCGAAACGGGGTAGGTAAAACTTCTCTTATCGTAGAATCGTTATCCTTTGTCCTTTTCGGTAAGACCTATCGAAAAATAAATCAAGAAGAGATCAAAAATCGAAGCAACGGGACTAATTGTTCTGTCACCGTATGGTATACTGTTAACGGTGATCAATTTGAAGTGACAAGATCACTATCACCGAACACATTGACACGGACTCGGATCGGATGTGTTCCTGAAACAAAAACTATTCCCGAAACCACTAAGGATATTCTCGACGATTTAGGCATCACTAAAGAAGTATTTGAGAATACTTTGGTGATGACTGCGAAAAATTCGAAATCATTCTTCTCGCAAGATAAATCTCTGAAAACAAAGTTCATCGAGGGTATTCTAGGGTTGGAATGTTTCTCTGAACTTTTTAAAGATGCAAAAGATGAGTATAATGCATTAAGCAATGTAATTAATAAAGATGATGCTGTTCTTATAACATCTGTTCGTGCATATGAAGACGATAAAGCATACGAGAATGAATGGTTAGAGAATCTTCAAACTAAGATCGATAGTATCGTTGATGAGATCGCTACACTACGCGATCTTACTCCTTCAGATAATCAGACGAAGATTTCAGATGAGGAGAAATCTATCAATATCCTTCAAGCCGCATTCGATGAGAAGGATGCGACCATCAATAAGATAGCCGTTAAAAGGGCAGAATTGAAAACGGGCGTCGAAATATACAAAGAGCAGCTTAAAAAGCTGAAATCGAAACCGTCTACATGCCCAACATGCAATAGACCTTTTGGTGATACGCACGTTGCATCGGATTTCAACGAAGAAATTGAAAATTTAACCGTTAAGATAAGAGATCATAACGACAAGATCGAGAAATTAACTCTAATGGGTCAGAATTTACAGAGAGAAACGCAGAAAATTGCCGCAGATATTGTCACCCATCGTAAAAATATCACTGAAATGGAAGGTGAGCAGGTAAAATTCCTCAAATCTCAAGATAAAATTAGACAGATGGAGGAAAAATTGAATGAACTTCGCAAAGAAACGAACCCGTTTACGGAAAAAAATAAGAGTGCAGCAGAAAAATTGGATGTACAACGAGAAAATCTGGAAAAAAATAAGAAACAACTGAAAATATTGGATGGAGTTCGTATAGTTTTCTCTCCTACGGGAGTAAAAACCGCAGCGATTGAGAAAATAATGGACGTTTTCAATGAAAGATTTGGTTTTTATCTCCAAAAATTGAAAACTCCCTGTAAAATCACTTTCGATGAGTTCTTCGAAGAGAGTGTAACATCGTTGAACGGTGAAACTATATCGTATGATAGTATGTCTGAAGGAGAAAAAGGTAGAGTGAATTTTTCTCTTCTCTTTGCATTCAGAGATATAAGAAGATTGCAGAGTTCTGTGACGATAAACCTGTCGGTGTTTGATGAATTGTTCGATTCGTCGATAGATGCCAATGCATCTGAGCAGATATTGGAGTTACTATCCGAAATGAGCGATGAACATAAAGACTGCTATTACATCATCACTCATAATCCGAGTAATGTTATGATAGATGGTGCGAATATAATCGAATTAGAGAAAGAAAACGGCATTACTAGAATTATAAAATCATGAATCGTGAAAGTCAAATATTTATCGGTGAAATAAAAGTAAAATCTCCCTTTACCAAATTAAATAGGCCAAAATCATTCGATAAATTGATGAGATTATGTATCAATCATGCTGACTGTATCTCGGTCCATACCGATGCGCGGTGGGGAGGTTCGTTCGAAAATATTAGGAAAGTTTTTCCATATACCACTTCGCCCATACTAGCCAAGGGTATCCATGGGTCGGATGTTGAAATCCGAGAAGCTATGAATATGGGTGCCACATATGTTCTTGTGGTCGGGCGTATACCTGAAGATGAAAAACTATTACCGTATTGTTGGTTGGAACCGACTAATCTAAAACAATTGGATGAATTCTGCTCAAAAGTGGAATGTACTATGGTGTGGAATTCTCGGAACTTGGAAGACGGTTGCCTTAAAGAAGGAACCTTTGATGATGCATTAAAGCTAACTAAGTCACAACAGCTTATTCAAGCTTCGAATATTCGAAGTGTAGAGGATGTTCATCCCTTAGCATCAGGTTATATAGTAGGGACATATCTACCTCAATTTATAAAATCAATTAAAATATGAAATGGCTTTTACAGAAAAATATTTGGGCCGAATATGACTATGTTCGAGCCTTTCAGTATCTATAATGCTTGAATACGATAGTCGGTATTATTAAATATTTCCACAATGCCCACTATTGTAAAGCCTAACGATACCATTAAAGTCCCTGGGGTTAAACCTAGAACCACTTCCACTGGAACAAATAATAGATTTAATCCTTTTCGATTTAAAATCGGTAAAAATCCGTTTCATGAAAAGGTCCACACCTTAAATACTTCTTCGGGGCAACCGCAGATTAAAATACCTGTCCCTGGAGAGGGTTTACCTCGGGTTATCCATTTCTGTGCAGATCAGTCGGGTTGTGGTTTCTGGAGAATGTTGTGGCCAGCACACGATCTACTTGCATATAATAAGGCAGTAGTTATGAATCTTTATCAGATGGTGTTCGACCCTCGATTTTATGGTGGGGTGGATGCAGTTAGAGTTCAAAGACAAGCAACTGACTCTCAATTGGAGTTCATGAAATTTCTTCGTAAGACATCCAACGAATTTAAGAGACAAACAGGTAAAGGATTCAAGATTCTCTATGATGTGGATGATATTTGCGCCCCTGCCGACTGTATTGCTGACTATAATGTCTGCAAACAAGGATTTACCGAAGATAAAATCCTTGAAAACATGAAAGCAATCGTTGCTCTCACCGATGAAATGACCGTGGTATCCGAATATATGAAAGAACACTATAAGAAATACCTAGAGTTCGACAATATTACGGTCCTGCCTAACTATGCACCGAAGCATATATTTGATTCTTCGTTTGATATGAATAAAATCCTATTCAATTTCAAGAAGAACCGTAAAAGACCACGCATTCTATATGCAGGAAGTATGACACATTTCGATGTTGCTAATCGTGCTAACCAAAAAGATGATTTCCACCATGTAGTTGATGCAATCCATAGAGATTTAACCGTAGATAAGAAATATGAATGGGTATTCATGGGCGGTGCATTACCTTTAAGTCTTCGCGGATTTATCAATAAAGGGATCGAGTTCCATCCGTGGAGTCCTTTACCTGAATATGCACAAGTGGTTAAGAATTTAAACTGCCAGATAATGCTGGCACCTCTTGTGGATAATCCTTTCAACAAGGCTAAGTCAAATATCAAACTCACCGAAGGTGGAATGTTTGGAATACCAGTTGTTGCCCAAGATTTGGATTGTTACAACCATAATGGTTGGAAATATCTATTCAAAACAGGTGCAGGTATGATGGGGCAGATCGAGAGTATCTTAAAAAATGAGGCAACATTTAAACAAGCAGTTGAATTCGGGAAGAAATATGCCGAACAATATTACTTGAAAGATCACTTGGATGAGTATATATTCCTTTACACTACTCCATATGGCGACGAAAAACGAAAAGACAACAAATGGTTCCTCGAACACAATCGAGGACAGTTCGGATTATGAACTGTATAGATATGTAGATTACGATCTACTACGTCATGCACTCCAAAACTTACATCAACTTAATCTTGACACCCATGAGGATGTGTTCGACGGTTCTAAACGAGTCATTGAACGTAAAATACAAGAAGCGACAGGGATGAAAATGGGCAGATTGCTTAAGGAGGAGGGTGAAGTGCGACCTCTATTCAGAAAGAATTATAAACAATCTAAATATCTACACTAGGATAGATAATACCATATAATGTATAGAAACATCTACTACGATAACAAAAAATCAGTAATCCATCATTGGGGATACGATGAATCGGGCGATCCGAACAAACTGGAGATAGAATATAAACCGTTTCTATATCTTCCTGCCGCCAAGGAATCTGAGAGGGATATGTATGGCATCGATGGAGTCCCGCTGGTGCGTAAGGAGTTCAATAACGTATACGAACGCAATAAGTTCGTAGAAAGCTGTCAGAGCATTATTTATTTTAATCTACCAGTCCCTCAACAGTACTTGTTGGAGAAGTATCACACCTTGGATATCAGTGAAATGACACGATTTCCTCTTCGGACGTTTTTCTACGATATCGAGGTGATTGCTGATGAGTTTCCTGATCCTTTGGATTCGAAATTCCCGATTACATCCTTAACCATCTATGATTCTCAAACTAAAAAATACTATGTTTGGGGTATAAAGAGATATGATGACTATTCATGTAAAGATCACTTGACTGGAATCGAACCTGAAGAGATCGTTTATACATACTGTAAGGATGAAGAGGAATTACTTAAAATGTTCCTTCGTTTCTGGCGCAAGAATTTCCCCGATATAATCGTGGGATATAACTCGTATAGTTTCGACTTACCCTATATCGTGAACCGATTAGAATTGGTTTTTGGTGAGGGAACCAAAAATAAGCTATCACCTGTCGGAAGCGTTTACGGTGCAGAAAAAACGAATCGATTTCAACAGAAATATATCGAATATACCATGGGCGGTGTGACACACTTAGACTACATGGTTCTATATAAATATTTCACTCCAGGTGAAAGAGAAAGTGATTCATTAGATTTCGTTTGTTATAGTGAACTGAAAACTGGTAAACTTGAATATGGGGACACATCACTTCAAGAACTAGCCGCCAATCATTGGGACAGATTTATTAATTACAACATCTGGGACGTTAAATTGTTGATGCTTCTTGATGAGGCAAAGAATTATTTGGAAATCGCAAAATTCACTGCATTTAGTGGATTCTGTAACTTGGATAAAGCCCTAGGAAAGACCGCAGTTATTACCGGAGTATTAGCGAAACAGGCAATGGATAACGGGCAGATCATACCCACACAGAAAGGTGCAGAATCTCATACTAAAATCCCTGGAGGATATGTTAAAACTCCAATCGAAGGTCTTTATGAAGATATTGTCTCATTCGATGCCAACTCTCTATATCCGAGCAATATCATCACTCTAAACATCTCTCCAGAGACTAAAACTGCAAAAATAATCGATAAGACGGACGATTCATTCACATTATATCTCTATAAAGAACGCCGAAAAGTCGATGTCCCTAAAGATAAACTGTATCCTCTGATCAGGAGGAAAAATTGGGCCATTGCACCAAATAATGTGATCTATGATCAATCTACGAAGGGTATTGTTCCTACATTTTGCGATATTCTCTATGCAAAACGTAAAAAGGTTAAGGATGATATGTTGAAGATAGAAATGCGTCTGAACGATATGGATAAAGATTCTGATCAATATCGTTCCCTCAAGGCTACGGCATCTAAATTAGATGTCGAACAGTATCTCTATAAAATTCTTCTAAACTCCACCTATGGCGCATTTGCAAGTAGATTCTTTGCATTGTATGATCTTGATTGTGCGACCTCTATCACGACTGTCGGACAAGCAGTTATTAAACAGACAGAGAAAATCGTGAATGATATTCTTGTTAAGTCTTATGATTTGTCGGAATTTGACCGAGTTGTTTCGATGGATACCGATTCCGTCCTTATTTCAGTCAAAGATGTATGTGAGAAGAAGAACATTCAGATATATAACGATGAGGGTGAATTGACCGATGATTTCTATGCATTGGAAGAGCATGTTTCGGATGAATTGAACGGCAGAATCAAACAGTGGGCTATAGATAAATTCAATTCATTAGACCCAAGATACTTCTTCAAACGTGAAAGCGTTTGTTCTAAGGCAATATGGACTGGTAAGAAAAACTATGTCCTCTATATTATCAACAAAGAGGGTAAGCAGGTTAATGATTTCAAATATTCTG